TTTAATGTCCCAGAAGAATCCAAAGTGTAATCACCAACTGTTGATGCGTGTTGGTTGTTAATTATCAACTTTCTTCTTCGTTCGTTATAGGAAACATCATGTCCTCCGACAGTTGCTTTTGCTGCACTTGCTATTTTTACATTATTCATCTTTTACTACTTCTGGTTCTAAAACTTCTTGCGATCCATTAGGTTGTTCTTCTAGACCGCACTCTTGCATTATAACACGAGCAGCATTCGTTACAACTTCGTGTTGTTGGCGATTTAAGTTCGCGTTCCCACTAGCTACAAATAATATATCTAGTGCCTCTTTAACTTTGTTCTTGTCCATATTAATATGTTGTTACTTTAACCTTCCTTACTTGACCTTCTTCTCTAACAAGAGAATCAATCTCCAAGGAAAGTAATCCTTCAGCTTTTTGCTCTTCCATATCCGCTGGAGTACCATTAGCTGTTAAATAGTCTGTAAAGATACCTTGTATAAGATACCCTAAAAATCTTGTTGGTATTTCTACCTTATCCCAATTTGCGTGAGGAGGTTCCTGAGTTGTGCTTGATGCATTAACTGTATAAAAATTATCACTGTTATACGCTTGAACTCCGTTATTGTATGTGCCTGCTGACCAAACATCTCCAGTTAAATCTACTCTGGCTTTTCTGTATTCTACAAAAATAGTTTTCTTACTGTCTCTAGTATAAATGTATCTATCAGTTCCATCGTCGTACAATCTGTAAGTTTGTGGTACAGCATCAATGTTTAATAAAGGGTCTTTATCGTAAACCTCAACTATCTCTCCCATTGTGCTGGTCATTGTAAACTTATCAGCAGTTGTAGTTGTTAACTCACTTATTCTAACAAGCTCGGGCCAAGGAGCAGAAGGATAAGCGATTGCTAATCTTCTGTTGGACAAGTCACGAACTTGCTTAAAAAAATGGCTAGGCAAGTTGTCCCTGTCTAGCCCTGCAAGTTGAGCAACTCCGTATAATACTGTTCCAAAATCTAAAGATAACATCAGCTATATACTTTTCTGTATTTAGGTGTGGATGCATAACCCACTTGTAGCTTAGTGCCTTTGCTGTTCACTTTGCATTGAGGATTGTCGTTAAGATAGTTGTTCATAAACTGTTTATCTTTCCAACAATCATAGCCAAGTCTTTGGCCCCAATAGTGATAACTGTCAGCACTAATTTGTGCCTTCATTTGGCCTAGTCCCTCGACGGATTTTCGCTCCTTTTGGTTGGTTTGCCCGAGCCGCTTTTGTGCGGCCCGAGCTATAACCTTTTGGCGATTCCAACCCGTCTTGAACTCCTTGAGCATCCCACTAATTAGGGACTCTTCAAGTCCATCAAGACTTACTAGCATATTAACCAGCAGCTAAATCTGGAGCGAATTTACCAAAACCTTGTGGTTGCTTCACAACAAGTGAGGCACAGGCTTCGATGATACGTCCTTCACCAGAACCAGAGTTAGGAATATCCTGCACTCTCGGCAACATACCATAACGAATTTCAGTCATCTCTAACGGCAAGATGTAACCCGTGTTAACAGTTGGCATGAAGTTATCGACATGAATGTTAAGAGTACCGAAATCACCCTCAAAAACCGTGATTGTGTTTTTGAAAGTTGTGCTACCCAACTCTTGGTTAAAAGTGCGAACCTTTGTTGCGGCAATCCCGGGGGCAGCATCATTGGAAGCATCTATAGTAGTTGACTCTGTGCTAGTGGCAGTAAGGTTGGTAAACCCACGCTTGACTTTAGCACCACAAATCAGATCGTAAGATCGGACACTGCCTGTTACGTTATAGATAGACTCCAAAACGTCTTGAATAAGTGTTTCAGTCAACAACGATGTGTCAGATGCTCCACCAACATCCTGCGTGTTAGCGGCTGCTGTTTTAAAAGCTGCGGGAATATCAGCATCCCCAGCTTCTGGAGCATTGTTAATCCAACTTCCTAAACCTCTAGTCTTGTAAGGCTGTGAAGATGCTTCCTTTTTAGGAGCATTGTTAGACAAGAAAGTTTTTTCCATGTCTCGTTTCAACTCAACTGTTTTCTTAGCAACACCTTGAGCTAGAAGGTTTTTACCTCCAACTGGGTTAGTTACTTCAGCAGCCAAAGGAGATACCTTGGTAGCCCTACGGAAATACTGAGCGTAGTTAGCAAGCTCATCACGCTGACGAGCATGGTTCATTACCAAAGGCTCATATCCAGCACCGTGAGTTGTTGACTCAAGTGAGTTGTTTGCACCGTCTTCGTCCCAAGTTCCACCATCATAACCCAACACGCTTGACGCTGTGTTTGCGTGAGTGCTTGGAGTTGTAGTAGCATCTTTGCCATCCTTAAACCCTTCTGAGGTTGCTCCTTCATACACATCAGCCGACCAACGGTGATACATATTTCCTAAGTCTTTTCCTTTTGGAGCCATGCTCGAAAAAGGAGTGTCTTTTGCGTCTATTAGCGAAATGTAATCCGCTAAATCTTCCCTTTTAGTTGGGCCTGCTGTTGCTGAACTTCCATCACCTTGGAAGTCGCTTTCAAATAATTGTGCCATCTTAAATAAAACCTTTCATTAATTCAGTTAGTGAGTCTCGATCCCTTCTTGTAGTGAAGTTTTTGACTGCGTTTGACTTTTGCTGTTTTTCTTTACTAACAGACTTTTTTGCAGCAGTTGGCTTGGTCGGTTGTGCTGGTGCTTTAGCAACTGGTTTTTTCTGGCCTCTTGAATTTTGCAATTCTTCATATGCCATCAAACCCATTTGATAAATCGTAACATCAGCCTTCCACTCGGCATGACTTTTAATCTCTGGCCTATTGCGAACTATTTCCATAGCTTGCTGGTACATAGGATGAGATCGATCTTTCCAATAAGGAAAAGCATTCTCTACTACGTTTGAGTTTTCACGTTCTCGTAATAAATAGTCTTTCCGTTTTGGCAAGTCTCTTAAAGCCTTCCTAGCTCTCCGCTTAATAGCTAAAACGTCTTCTTCGGAATAATCCTTATCACCTTGTACAGCCCCATTAGGGTTGTCTTCGGCCCAATCATAAACCTCTTGAGCTTCTGTTAATTTAGCATCTACATCTTTAATAGTTACAACACTCGAATAAGGAACATTGCTATTAACAACAGTAGGAGCTTCATCACCTTTTTGCTCAAGTTGAGCTCTTAGGTCTGCTACTTCATCTTCAAGAGTTGAGACTTTACCCTCTGCCTCTTTTCGGATAGCGGTTAGCTTACCTATGCGTTTAAGAAGTCCGTCTTGGCCTTTGCCAGACTCGTCATCTTCTTCACTTTGAGAAAGAACTTCTGACTCGGTTTCAGAATCTTCATTTTCCTCACCACTCGGCTCGGTAGATTCTTTTTCCTCATCATCACCATCTTCAGCTTCATTTTCGACGGGGTGCGTAGGATCAGGTGTTTCACTTTCCTCTTGCTCCGGCTCAAAGAGCGAATCAGGCTCCATAAGACGGTCAAGTCCCGCTTGGTCTAAAAGACCACCAATGTTTTGCTTCAGCCCTTCGTTAGCTTCCTGCGACTCGGGCAGTGAGTCACTCTTAGTCTGTCCTTCAGCCATGCGTTTAGGTGCAAGATTCCTCGCCAGTATTTTTTATAAATGGAAATACAGAAAACCCCCACAGCTATAACGCTGAAGGGGCTCCAAATCCTAACTAATTGATAATGTAAAACCTGATATGATATGTTCTAATAGATTTTACCTGTTTCTTTTCGCTTCGTTTACTTTTTCATCTAGTATGGATTTGAGATTTATCAAGGCATCGAGCCTCCCACAAGCGTGAGCTCTCTCGTTGTCTTCCATCTGTGCTCCTGCGACAAAGCTGACTTCTCCAGTAATTGATTCTTGAATAATTAAATCAACTGCCTTTAAGACATCTTCGCCGTTTCCTGTTGCTAATAGTTCTGTCGCTTTCATTATTGCACTGGTTTAACACCAATTTTCCCTACTTGGGAATTTTGTTGCTGCTGAAGCTGAAATTGCAGTGATTGAGTGTAGTTTTCAAGCAAAGCCTTAAACTGTTCATCTTCCTGCATTTGCCCCTGAGCTTTTGGATTAGACTCAATAAGTTGTTGCACATATTGCAACTTACTTTGGGCTGCTGGGTCTTTTTCCTGATAATTAGCTTCATAGCCTGCCTGCATTGCTACAATTTCAGCTTTTGTTTCATTGAACAACTTCTGAGATGCAGAGCCTTGATCGATAAGAATTTCATCAGCCATTTCTGGGGCCAAACTGCTTACCATTTTCTTAATAAGCGTATTTCTTTCAATTGAACCTCCAGCATCAAGTGGCAATAGCTGCTGTGCAATGACTTCAAGTTTTTTAAGGACATAATCGTCATTCATATCCCTTGCATCAAACTTCATTATAAAGTCTGGCAATGTGTTTAGGTCACTGACTTGTAAAGGAACCCCCGTGACCCTCTGAATATCATCAGGGGATAAATATTGCAGAGTTAATGCGAGCATTTGCTGGTACACTTCTGTCCATGAGGCTAACCAGTTGTTGACTAGGGCTTGTTGTTTCATAGTCGTTGTCAACGGGGGTATATTTCCATGAGGAAGTCCGTAATAGTCTGCTGTATCATGCAATATCATATCTATGCACTGCATTGATGTTGCAGGGACTCCTGCTGTTAATTGTAATGGCTGATAATCTCCCGGTTTTGAAACAGGAACCATTATCGCTGGGCCTAGATTGTTAACCATTCCAAGCCTTCTGTTATATTGAATTGGTGGGACTGTCTCCAATGAAGTTCTGTCAATTATACTGTCACGTTGAGCTTTTAACTCTGCTTGATGACAGGCACTAACTTCAGCAACTCCTCGACTCTCAGTAATTGCCCTTCTGCTTGGCCTTTCTCTTCTGTATTCAACAAAAGGATATTGACCGTGAGCATAATCAACTAGCTCATGTTTTGCATAAAGAGGTTCTTCACTATCTGTCTGAGTTGTGTACGGGCTAAATACTGTACAGTAAATACCAGCAACATCATCCTCGTTTAATTGCCGAGTATAAGAGTAAACAATTTCTATTAAGTTTTTATTATCATCAGGTAAATTCCCTAATGTGTTTACATTTAAACTAATGCCGTTTGGATCAGTTGTTTTTCCAGCAGTTTCAACTGCCTGTTCAACAAAATCCTCATCCCAACCTTCATCACTAATTTTGCTGCGAAGTTCAACCTCTGTCATTAACACTCTTCTGTAAATAACTCGGGCTTTTTGAAGTTCACAAGTTTCTTCTGGGAAAACAATATCTTCGTAAGGCTTTAAAGCTACGCAAACAGGCTGATTACGATTAACCTCTGGCATTGGTATTTCTGTCTCACCAGTTTCACGAAGTTCTTTAACCATTTTTAAGGCTCTACGCTTTTTAACATTAGGCACAAGACCAATAAACAATTCAGCAACCTGATCAGCAGCTTCTGGGTTTTGAATCATTTCAATAATGTCTTCTGTTAATCCAATTTCTTCACCTCCCTGTTGAGCCATTGCCTGCAATGCTTCAAGTGTAATTTTTTGAGGTTTTAAAATTTGAGTTTGCTCCCAACCTACAAACATCACGCTGTAACCGTAAGTTAATCCGTATTCACCAAACAATTCAGCTTCTCGCTGTAGTTCGTTGTACAGCCTTGATCCAACTAACCATCTAAATAATGTGTTAAGTGCTGAAGCTGATTCTGTGTCACTAGTTTCAACAGGATTAATACGAACCTGAGCCCGTCTAAAGGCTACCATTAAAAGGTCGAGCAGACTCCTTACTGTAGAGTCAACTAATCTGACTCTTGTATCTGCTGCACCCTCCCAAGGAAATGCTTGTGCCTCGTCTGTTGCGTGTTTCTTAAAATCATTTGTCTGAGAATCCCAAACTGCTAATCTTTGTTTATCACAATAGTCCAAACGCTCCGATGTGAAGCCTTCACCAATTGCTCGACGATATTCATCGTGCAATTCCCGTATATCTGGCTTCTCTGAAGCCTCTGCTAATTTATCTTTCATTTAATTCAAATACTTGTATCAAGTTTTTTCTATATAGTTTTCGCTTGCCGCCCTCAGTAGTATACGTTTTAAGAGCTCCTGCATTCGCAAGTTTCTGCAAATAACTAATACTAAATCCTAAAGAGGTTGCTGCCTCTTTGAATCCTATAAACACACTTTCTTCTGTTAATAACGTATTCATTAATATCCTCCACCAACACCGTGTGCCTTCCACGTTTGCCCATCAACATAGATGGGATCGTAAGTAAGTAAATACCTCAAACAATCCACAAAATCTTTCCACTTATTCTTGTCACCTCCAGAAGCGGTTACTTCTTTCATGCAATCAATCAAGTTTCCACAATCTTCGCTAATAAATAACGCTGGTTGATTTAGGACGCTTAAAGGCTCATCAATGTTATAGTTTAATTTTTCATTTATCAGGCTTAACCCCTGCTCAATAGGCAATCCAGCAGCCTTATAAAAATCCAATCCAATATCCTCAAGTAAATCTATTAATGTCTCTCCACCTTCAGCAGTTGCGGCTGTACTTCCTCCTGCTCGGGGGTCAATAAGCCTTACCTCGATGCTTTCATCTGCTTCAAGCTCATCAATTATTTCCTTATACTCAAGTAATCCCCTGCCCTCTGGTTTTGCCGCTGGGCCTATAGCTCCTTCTGGCTTTTGAGCAGGCACAGCCCACTCACCATACGTTTTAAGATCAGGCCACTCACGATAAACGTACATATTCCCATCACGATCAACCCGTAGCCAAAGCATAGACCAGTTGCGACTCCCAGCGGGATCGACGCACATATAGTTCGTGCCATCTTCTGGAATCTTTTCGGGCTTGATGATGTGAGTTTTTCCAAACTTAGGGAAAAAGTTTCCCGCCGATTTATCTGTATATCCATAGGCTCGGATTTTAATTTGCGTTGACGTTTCTCCTGCCAACGTCTTCTCCATTTGGTCATAAGGGTTATAGGGATTAAATTCTGTGAAGAAGAACATACAAGCCTTCTTAGGATCGATGCACTCCATGATGTAAGGCATCTCACCCCTCTTGGCTCCAGCAACAGTTGGTTGATTTTCTAAAAGTGGAGCAGGGCGAGTCTCTTTAATTTCTGCACCATTAACAAAAGTGCCATAGACAGGAGTGTAGCCTGTTATTGGTGTAGCTGTTACCAGCATTTTACCTTTACGA